GGCCTTGGCTGTTGGCGTTCCGGCAGAGGACATGCCGCAGGGCATGAACGCCCACCTGTTCCCATATGGCAGCTTCGCCGCGCGCGACGGCCGCCCGGCCAGCATCACCGAAGGCGCGCTCACCGCCTGGAGCATGGATGCGGACATCGCCGCCGCCGTGACCGCCAAGGCGCAGGCCCGCGAAACCCCGCTGCCCGTGGACTACGAGCACCAGCTGCTGCTGGCCAAGCAAAACGGCCAAGCCGCCCCGGCCTCCGGCTGGGTGCAGGCCGTCAGCTACGTGCCGGGCCGGGGCCTGTTCGCCGCCGTGAGCTGGACGGCCAAAGCCCGCCAGCACATTTCGGCGGACGAATACCGCTACATTTCCCCCGTCTTCCGCTTCGACCAAGCCACCGGCGCGGTGCTCGAAATCTTGAGCGTCGCGCTCACCAACAACCCGGCCCTGGACGGCATGGACACCGTGGCCCTGGCCGCGCTGTTCCCTTCGGTCACGGCCGCAACCGCAACGCCCACCCAAACAGGAGACGACCATGGACGAACTGTTGGAGCGTCTGCGCTGGATGCTCAACCTGCCCATTACCGCCGGGCCGGATGAGATCAAGGCAGAGCTGGACAAACTGAAGGCCATGCTTTCCGGCGGCGATGAGGCCGCCGCCAGCGTGGACCTGCTGGCCCTGCTGCAAGGGCAGAAGGAGAAGGACGAGCAGCTGGCCGCCCTCACCAGCCAGGTGGCCGGGCTTTCCGAAGGCCCGGACCCGGCCAAGTTCGCGCCCGTGGCCGCGCTGGCCAGTTTGCAGCAGGTCAACGCCGAGCTGAAAGCCCAGGTGGAGGAACTGACTGCCGCCGGGCAGCAGGGCAAAGTGGACACGCTCATTCAGGCCGCCCTGGCCGATGGCCGCCTGACCGCTGGCCTGGAGCCCTGGGCGCGCCAGCTGGGTGCCAAGGACGAGGCCGCGCTTGCCGCCTACCTCACCGCCGCCGCGCCTGTGGCCGCGCTCGGCTCCATGCAGAGCAGCGGGCTGCCCGGCGGCCAGCCCCCGGCGGGCTCCGGCACCGCTGCCTTGTCGTCCGAGGAAATCTTCGTCGCCGAGCAGCTCGGCATGACCCCTGACGAGTTCAAGAAAGCCAAGGAGGCCAAATAATGGCAATCATCACCCCCGCCCTCATCGCTGCGATGATGACCGGCTACCGGTCCGAGTACCAGCGCGTGTTCGGCGAAACCCCGTCCGACTGCGCCGCCGTGGCCACCCCGGTGCCGTCCAGTTCCAAAAGCAACACCTACGGCTGGCTGGGCCAGTTCCCGCAGCTCATTGAATGGGTTGGCCCCCGCGTTGTGAAGGACATGGCGGCCCACGGCTATTCCATCATCAACAAGCTGTACGAGGGCACCGTGGGCGTGCCGCGTACCGACATCGAAGACGATGAAGTGGGCGTGTACAAGCCGCTGGTGGGCGAAATGGGCCGCGCCGCCAAAGTCCACCCGGACACGCTGGCCTTCGCCCTGCTCAAGGCTGGCCTTACCACCCTGTGCTACGACGGCCAGAACTTCTTCGACACAGACCACCCGGTCTACCCGGAGGTGGACGGCACCGGCGTGCCCGCCACCGTGTCCAACTACCAGGCCGGTGCCCTTCCGCCCTGGTTCCTGTTGGATTGCTCCCGCGTGCTAAAGCCGCTCATCTTCCAGGAGCGCACCAAGCCGGAGTTCACCCAGCTTACCGACCCCAAGGACGAGCAGGTGTTCAACACGGATACCTACCGCTTTGGCGTGCGCTACCGCTGCAACGTGGGCTTCGGCTTCTGGCAGCTGGCCTACATGAGCAAGGCCGAGCTGAACACGGACAACTTCAACGCGGCCTATGCGGCCATGAGCAGCCTCACCACCGATGGCGGCCGCCCCCTGGGCATCCGGCCCACGCTCTTGGTGTGCGGTCCCACCCTGCGCGCCAAGGCTCTGGAAATCACCAAGGCCACCCGCCTGGCCAACGGCGCGGACAACATCAACCAGGGCGTGGTCGATGCCCTTGTGACGCCCTGGCTGGCGTAAGGAGGCGCGTTCATGGCCCGCATCATTCGCATCAAAGCCCAGCCGCACGTGCCCGGCGGGCGCTTCTGCCGCGCTGGCCTGTGCTTCGGCACCGCCTTCACCACCGTGGCCGAGGCTGACCTTACCGCCGAGCAGCTGACGGCGTTTCAGGCCGAGCCCATGCTCGTGGTGGAGATTGCCGAGGAGCTGAAGCCCACCGCGCCCCAGGCTAAAGCCGAAGCCAAGGCTGCTGCACCGGCTCCCGCTGCTCCCGTTGCCACCGCCGCCCAGGCCATGACCGAGGCGGCGGAGGAAATGCAGGACGCCGCCGAAAGCCCCGCCGCCAAGGCTGCGCCGGAGGCCAAGGCTTCGGCTTCTGACGCCAAGCCCGCCAAGCCCGAAGCTAAGCCCGTCGCCAAGAAAGAAGGCGGCAAGTAATGGCTTACGCCACCGTCTCCGAGCTCATCGCGGCGTTCGGCTCGCAGGAGGTAATAGCCCTGACCGACCGCGACGATCGGCCGGACACCGACAATGTCGGCACGGTGGATAGCACCGTCGCGCTGGGGGCTCTGGAAAGGGCCTCCAGCGAGGCGGACACTTACGTGGCCGCGCGCTACGCCCTGCCGCTGGCGAGCGTGCCCCAGGCGCTGGCCACGGTGGTGTGCGACATCGCCCGGTTCCGCCTCACCGGCGGCGAGACCACGGAGACCACGCCCATAGCGGACCGCTACAAGGCGGCCATCGCCTGGCTGAAGGACGTGGCCGCTGGCCGGGCCGTGCTGCCCGGCTTGGCCACCAGTGCGCCCGGCGGAGAGGGCGGCGTGGAGTTCAGCACGGGCCGCCGCGTGTTCGCGCGCAGCCAGGCGCAAACGGACGGGGAAGCCTGATGCCCGCCGTGTCCATCAGCAGCATCGAGGATGCCATCATGGCCCGCATTGCCGGGGCCAAGCTGCCGTACCTCAAAACCGTGGCCACCTATGGCGGCGAGCTGGACGATGATTTGACGCAGGTCATCCGCCGTTTTCCTGCGGTTTGGGTGGCCTTCCAGGCCGAGGGCGAAGGGCAGAAGCTCACCACCTCGGGCAGTGTGTACCGCATCCCGGCCACGTGGGTGGTGCTGATGGCCGCGCGCAACCTGCGGAACGAGGCCGCCACCCGCAAGGGCGACAAGGTGAACGTGGGCACCTACCAGATGCTGCTGGACCTGCGGGCGCTCTTGGCTGGGCAGGACTTCGGCCTGGAGATCGACAACCTGCGGCCAGGCCGCGTGCGGAGCCTGACCAATGCGCGCTTTCAGGGCCAGGGGGTCAGCGTCTACGCCCAGGAGTGGCACACCAAATATGAGTACCGCGTGGCCGAGCGCGGCACCGGCGCGCCCGTGGGAAGCGACGGCCAGCCCGCAGTGTTGCCGCAACTTTCGGCCCTGGGCCTGCGCTACCACCTGCTGCCCGACGACGGCCAGGCCGACGCCGTGGACCTCATCACCCTGCAACAGGGCCGCGCAAGCGGCCAGGAATAAGGAGACCGCCATGCTTGTGAAAGCAGCCCCCGGCTTGCGCGTGCCCAAGGAAGCCAAGCCCCGGCAGTACATCACCGAGACGGACGCCGTGGACGTGCCCGAAAGCGCCTACTACCTGCGCCGCCTGGACGAAGGCGACCTGGTGCGCGAGGAAGCCGCCACGGCCAAGGCCAAAACCCCGGTCACCACCCAGGCCAAGGAATAAGGAGTAGCCCATGGCCAGCCCGAACATTGACTTTGAAAAGATTCCGGCCAGCATCCGCAAGCCGGGCAAATACATTGAGTTCAACACCAAGCTTGCCGTCCGCACCCTGCCCGCCAACGCGCAGGAGGTGCTCATCCTGGGCCAGCGCCTGGCCGGTGGAGCTGTGCCCGCGCTCACGCCCACCCGCGTGTTCAGCGACGCCGAGGCCGCGACCTGCTTCGGCCAGGGCAGCATGCTGCACCGCATGGTGCGCGCGGCCATCCGCGCCTACCCGTACATCAGCATCACCTGCCTGGCCCTGGATGACGCCGCCGCCAGCGTGGTGGCAACCGGCACGGCGACCCTTACCGGAACGGCCACCGGCTCCGGCGTGGCCACCGTGCGGGTGGGCCTGGACCTAGTGCAGGTGGCCGTGGCCAGCGGCGACACCGCCGCAGACGTGGCCGCCGCGCTGGTCGCCCAGGCCAGCCAGCAGCCGGACCTGCCGGTGACGTTCTCGGCCAATGCCGGGGTGCTCACCCTCACTGCCAAGCACAAGGGCAAGCTGGGCAACGGCATCAAGATCGCGGCCAGCTGCACGGCCTCCGGCCTCACCACCACGGTTGTCGCCATGGCGGGCGGCGACGTGGACCCCGGCATTGCCGTTGCCTTGGCCCTGGTGGCCAGCGCCGGGCACGATGTCATCATCACCCCCTACGCCGACGAAACCGGCCTCACCGCCTTGCGCGAGCACCTGGAGTTCACCGGCGGCCCGCTGGAACAGCGCGGGGCCGTGGGGGCGTATGCCCTCACCGGCACGCTGGCCAGTGCCACCACCTTGGCGGGCCAGGTCAACCATGGGCGCATCAGCGGCGCGCTCTTGCGCGGCGCGCGCCGCCTGCCCTGGGAGATCGCCGCCGCATATGGCGCGGTCATCGCCAGCGAGGAAGACCCGGCCAGGCCGCTGAACACGCTCACGCTCACCGGCGTTGACGCGCCGGACGTGGCCGACCGCCTGACCCGCACCGAGCAGGAAGTGCTGCTGCGAAACGGCGTCACCCCGCTTGAGGTGGGCCCGGACGGCACCAGCGTGCAGATTGTGCGCGCCATCACCACCTACACCGTGGACCCGCAGGGCATTGAGGACGTGAGCCTGCTGGACCTGACCACCATCCGCACGCTTGACTACGTGCGCCGGGCCATTCGCGAGCGCGTGGCCTTGCGCTTCCCGCGCGAGAAGCTCTCCAGCCGCACCCCGCCCGCCGTGCGCGGCGAAATCCTCGACGTGCTCTTCAAGCTGGAGGAGCTGGAGATTGTGGAAGAGGTGGAAGCCAACAAGGACGGGGTCATCTGCGAACGCGACAGCCAGGACGTGAACCGGCTGAACGCCAAGATTCCCACGGACGTGGTCAACGGCCTGCACGTGTTCGCGGGCCGCATTGACCTGTTGCTGTAGGCCAAATTCTAACGCGAACGGAGGCCAGACATGGCGCTGAAGGAATACCTGGGAGCCATCATACTTGAGGTGGATGGCAAGGAAATTGAGATTGAGGGGTTTGATGAGGACCACAAGAGCGGCCGCAGCCTGGTCAAAACCATGAACCGCAAGGGCAGGCCCAGCGGCTATGCCAACGGCGTGCACGAGTGGACGGTCAAGATCACCGCGCCCATTCCCAAAACCGGCGCGCCGGATTGGGACAACATCATCGGCGCCAAGCTGACCGTGTTCCCGGTGACCGAGGGCGGCGATCGCATCACCTTTGTTGATTGCGTGAGCTTGAGTGATTCCCGCAAATACACGGCGGACGGCGCGGCCAAGGTCGACGTGACCCTGGCCGCCATGGACCGCATCAAGGAGTAAGCACATGGCGCTGACGAAACAGGGAGAGCTGCGCTTCGGCGTGGAGGTGGACGGCGTGCGGCACAAGGCCTTTGAGCTGCGCCTGCCCACCATGGCGGATACCGAGGATGCCCTTGAAGAGGCTGGCACCGGGGCCTGCGTTGCCCGCATGAACCGCCACGTGTGGGCGCGCACAGTAACCCGCCTGGGCACGCTGCCTGCGGACAAAATCACCCCGGAGCTTTTGGGCGGCCTGCTGGATACCGAATACGGCAT